CGGTGGCGCAGGATAGCTTACGCCGGTAATCGCCACAGTTGGTCCGCAGACCCCGAGCCATACTTCATAATTCCCAGTCAGCGAAAGACGATCATTCGCTTCAAAAATAATCGGCGCGCTGACCGCGCCGGGATCTGAATTGGCTTGCGTGATGAATCCTGCGCCGGGCTGATGCGGGTAAAGCGTTGGCGCCGCCGTTCCCCAGGGAAAGTCTTCACAATCCACTTCCAGCTTGCCTGAATCGTCTTCCCGCATTGCGGTGATCCGCACCGGCTTTTTGTTGTAGCCCAATTCCGGGATGGTCAGCGTTACCAGGTCCATGGGCTCCAACAGATTGAATTGCCAGCCTAGAGAAAAAGTGTATGTTGCCCGAATCTCCACCGATCGCTTGCGCAGCAAATTGGCCGCGAACTTTGCCACTGTGGTTGTTGTGATCGAATGCGCCTGCACGGGGGACGCCTTGCGCAAGCCATAAAGCGCAATGCTGGCATCGTCCTTGTCTTCAGCAATATCCGGGTTGTAATCATTGGAGCGATTGGCAAATTCAATCGACACGGAATTCATTACGTCCGCCACCGATGGTCGCTTGATGACCACTGGCGTTAACAGATCGGAAGTGGTCAGGTCGTAAATGGGCGCAGTGTTCGGAATGAATGTTGCCCCGTTGCCGACGGCCGTGGTGTCGCCGTAGGGAATGATCTTCAGAACTCCCTCACTCCACACCGCCGCGGCATTGGTGATATCAAGGATTTCTTGTATCCAGTCGCTGGCAGCTTTTTGCGCATCCATAACCGGAGAAAGGAACAGCCCGTTACCCTTGCCATCACCAGCAACACAGGAATTACGGTACTGTGTTAGATCACCGGGTGTGACCGCTCCGGCCAGTCCGTAAAACACGTTGCCCAGTATGTCGGCAATGATGGCTGAAGGTTCCGCGTCAGGTATCCCGCCTCCGAAAGGCAGAATGCCCAATACTTCAAAGCTCAAATTCGGCAGCGTGCCGCTTTCGCCCAGGTCCATCGCGGAAGCCGCGACGTACGCTATGCCGTTGTATCCGAGGTCCTGCCCGGGATGCTGCGACGTAAGATAGCTCCACGGCATCTGCGGACGCGAACCGAGAAATAGTGTGAGGCTCAATTTCTGCTGCGGCTGGCCGTTAGAGTTGGAATCAGGCACAGAGTAGACATAAGTGATGGTCATCACCTTGCCGGCATCGGCTGCGGAAAAATTAAACGTCGATCCGCTGAAGGTGAATTGTCCCGCTCCCGGCGAACTGCCTACCTGAGTCATGGGCGTTTGCTGCGTATTTGAAAACGATACCGGGCCGTCAGAGCCGAAATCGTTCTGGATGAAGTTGTAGGTATCGCCGCGGCTTACGCCCCGGTGCGAATGAAAGATCCCGCTGCCCGGAGGTGTAACGGTAATTCCTCCTCCGCCGCCAGGAACGGTGAATGGAACAGTGGCTGTGAGCAGCGTCAGCTTGCCCTTAGTGTCCCATACATTGTGAATGTTTAGGATTAGCCCCTGACAGAGCGCCATTGCTACCGCAGTTTGATATGTGTATGTGGTGTTTGAAATCGCATTTCCGCCGCCTGAACCCAGTCCTTTGCCGCCGACCTTGGTGGTGGACGTGTGCGGAATAGAAGCGAAATCACCGGCCCAGATCAGCCGAGCGGCAATGCGGTTTTGTCCATAAAGAATCGGGATAACCTGACCATAAGAACTGGTTTGCACGCGCAATGCGGAAAGCAGGTTCGGTTTTGCCGCCAGCGCATTCTTCCCGCCGCCTTTTCCGCCCATCAAAGCCATACAATCACCTCATACATTTATTAGTTGGTTGTAAGTAGTGACTCATCATTCGAGTCGCGCGCCGCTTCCATCGCTGCCACCGGCCGCACTTCAAAACATTTGTGTTCCCTGCTAAGCAGTTCGCCATCGCGCAACGCATCACTTAAAAGAACGCCATGTGGGATGTAGGCATGGATCACGATCGGCCATTCCACCACGATTGCCCCATGGGAAAACGTCCGCCCGAATCGAAACACAATGAAGTCTCCGGGCTGCGGAGGCGTGTGGATTTCCACCACAAACTTTTCAATTTCGTTCAGGTAGAGTTCCTCGCTTCGGTGAAGATGCCACTGTACCGAGTACTGCGGCGGTCTATACTCTCGCGGCAAGACGCCGCACTCCTGGTACACAGCGAGTGGGAACATCGCGCAATCCGCGCCGGCGTGCTTTACGCGGGCATGATGGTGATACGGAGTTCCCAGCCATTCTTTGGCTGCGCGAACAATGTTGGCACGCTGGTCCTTTGTCAGTCGCTGCATTTCGTGGTTCCTCCTAAATCGCTGTCTCCGGGGAAGGCACGTAAGGAAATCCCTCAAAGTTCACCAGATTGTTAAACTTGCTGCTGCTGCAAGTTGCCTGTGTTTTGTCGCACCCCGGATAAGCGCTAAACGTATCTCCTGCGTTGGGAGCAAACGGCAGCGGAGAATTGAAGGTAAAGAACGGGCCGCCTGAGGAAGAATAAGTTTTTATCGCTTTGATTAATCCAGCGTTCGCTCCCGATGTGCAAGCGATTTGCCCGTTGTCGTAATAACCCTCGCCTTTGGCGGAAAGCGAAAGCAGTTTATTCACAGTGCTTCCGGCCTGCACCACGTTCACCTCCGCAAAGCTGGCTTTGACCAATCCGCAGCGCGCGTCAAAGAGTGTATTCGTACAACCGGGTTGCAAAATCACCGCCGGGAGTTGCATGCTCAGGTAAGCCGTGCCTGCGTTGACTGACAGCTTGGCTGAAGAGCGCGTAAGCTCATCCAGGGCACCGATGAAGCCGGAAAATCTCACAACAGTACCGATCTGGTTCGAAGCTGAATCCATGAACAAGCGGTCTATACGAAACGCCGCGCCATCAAACAGTCCCTGCCCAATAGCCTGTAGGATCGGCACCCCGTTAATGAGGTCGGTCAGGCTGCCTTCGATTGTCACCTCGAGAGTCGCCACATCCATGCCGAGCTTTTCTTCAATCGCCGATCGCGCGATATTCGGCGGGCCGGTCAGGAACGTGTTTCCCAGCACGGTCAGGTTTGTGTCCCAGGTGGTGTAGCGTAACGCTGTGCCGTTCTTGAGAGTAATGGTGTAAAGATCGGCCATGCGGATTTCTGTTGCGCTCTGGAGCCATGTGACCAGATTGTTGCCGCCGATATTTGTAGGTGTTTTCATATTTTTGCAAACCGCCTGACTCTATCGTGTTGCTGGAGATGGTGAATGCTCCTGATGCAGCGCCGCTCGCCGCGTGGACGGGCTCGCGTCGGCTTTAGCAGGGCCAAGGGCCAAGAGCCAAGGGCTAATAGCTGGTGCGCGCTATTTGCGCACTGAAATCAACTGCACTTCCTTGCATTCATAGAGATTGAAATAGAAGTTGCTGAACTCAATCCCTTCGCGAGTGCCGCTCGATGAACTGCCGCGCGATGTCCCGGCGTCAAATCTCACGCGGTGCAGGAAAGTAAAGTCGGCAGTGATGGAATGCCCTGGTGCCGGAGCATTTGTAAACTGCACCAGGCCATTGGTGATGGTGTAAGTATTGGTGGCTTGCGCCGTTCCGTTGTCGTAGACAGTCGCTGTTTGGTTCGCCGGATTCTGGCAGGCTTCTAAAAAGCCGCCGAAGTTGCGCACAAGCTGAAAGTTCTTGGTTGTGCCGTCTCCGGTCCCGATGGGCTGACCCGAGAAAACTGAATCCTCAAGCCGTTGCGTCAGATCGCTTTCGTTGAGCAGGAAGTCGTCAAACTGTCCGCCGCGGGCCAGAAAGAATCCGACCAGCGTCTCCAGCGGCGTCTGTTCGTTTTCATCTCTCGATCGCGGATCGTTCAACAAATATTCATAGGCCAGGGTGAACTCCCAGATCGGATTCTGAAAGTTCTGCACTCTCACTTCGCGGCCCGCTAGCGACGATTGGATCTCCGTTGAGAACGTTGGATTTTTGGTGATGGTCCAGCCGAGACCTCGAACTTTTGGAAAGAGAAGGTTGCTCATCTGACTCCTTTCCGCTTGAGCGCCCGCGTTACTTCATTGGCGATCATGTTGCTGTGCCGGCGGATGTGGCCCTGGAATGACGCAGCGTCGACAGCGCTGACCGAGTGGTTTACGACCACCGTCACGCCTCCGCCACCTCCGCCTCCAATCACACTGCGCATTTGGTTGGCGATTCCAGCCGGCAGCACCATTTCCTGCGGATGCAGCATGGTTAGCTGATTATTGGGAACGTAGTATTGGCCGCCCTCAGCGGATGCCATCGCCCCAAACCCCAGTACAGCGGTATAGGTTCCAGCCGCCAGCAAACCGGCAATGACCGGCCCCAGAGGCGCTTCTGCTTCATACACTCGCGAGGCTGCGGCTGCCGCGCTGTGATGGATCTTGGCAATCGCATCAGCCAGGCTGATCCCTTTTGATTCGGCCGCCGCAGAAGAGTCCGCTGCAACTTCTCCTTCCTTTTCCGTGGTATGTATCACCAGCATGGCTACGTGATGCTCAATCCACTTCAGCATCATGTCTGCTAGCTTTTGCACCATGGAAACCACCATGTCCGACCACATGTTTTGCCACGCCTTGGAAAAACTTTCTGTTCCCCTCAGGAGACCACTGATGGATTGATCCATCGCGCTCTTGACCTTGGAGAAGAACTGGGTAAGATTCTTTTCTTGTACCCTCAAGCTGTCAGTCTGTGCCTTGGCGCCTACGAGTTCGCTCTGCGCTTTGATTTTGTCGATCTGGTTCTGGATTTCCTGTTGCTTTTTAACGTCGCCGGTCCAGAGCGCCCAGCGTTTCTGCTGGGTAAGCTTCTCGATTTCCAGCTCCCGTTCTTTCTCTTGCGCGATGGCGGCAATTTCCTGCTGCTGGTTGATCTTGCCGCGTTCAAAATCCTGCTCGATTAACTGAATCTTTTTATCGCTCGCAAGCTTAGCTACCTCAATGGTGCCTCTATAAACTTCGTCCTGCCTTTGCTTCTCTTCCTCTGCGGCGGCTTGTTCATCGGCGTTTATTTTCGCGATTCGAGCGTCTTCTGATTTGGCAAGGGCCAGGTTGGCGTCAATATCAGCCTGCGCCTGTTCCTTGGCCATCCTCTTGACTGCTTCTGTAAGCGTGCCGCGTGAGTGCACAGCGTGAGCAACCCATGCGTCTAGCGCATCCTGTTCTTGCTTTTTATCCTTAGCGGCTTTATCGGCCGCCGCGACTAGCGCATCCTGTTCTCTCTTTTTATCCTGGGCGGCTTTCTCGGCCGCCGCAGCTAAATCATTGGCGAGTACCTGCGCTCCCTGGGCGACGACTGCGGTGGCAAGCCTCAATTCTCTTTGCAGGTCGGAAAGGGTTACGTTCAAGCCTTTGAGCGATGCTTCTGCCTCAACGGCCTTCCCGGACAGATTCGTAATCATTGTCTCGCTGCCGGGAGCTTCCTGCGTCTCGGTTTCCTTTGCATCTTCTGTGGCTTGCTTTATGTCGTCCTGAACCTTCTTGATCTTAGCCTTGATTTCTTCCGGAGTTCCGCCGATGTCTTCCAACTGAAATTTCAGCCGCAGGGCGTCCTTGCCGGCTTCTGTCTTTTCAGCCGTGATCTGCATTTCACGGCCTATTGCTTTGATACGCGCCGCGCTATCTACCCAACGCTGGTTGAGGGACCTTTGCGCCTTGTCTTCCTCTTTCATTTCGTCGGTATAAATAATGGTGTCCGCGATCAGCTTGCTCAGCTTATCGGCTACCTCGGCAATGACCTGGGCAAAGGCGATGATTTCTGCCGGACTGAATGCCAGCCCGAGATCGATGCCAAGGGTCTTGCTCAGCTCGCCCAGAGATTTGAACGTGCCAGCCAGGTCACCATCCAGAACATGGTTCAAAGCTTCGGCGGCTTCCGTGCCTTCCTTCAGTGACTTGTTAACCTGCTTGAGCGCTTCGTCAGCTCCCGATTGGTCCGCCCTTATCTCGAGATTAATGATTTCGGACATACGCTTTGGTTCTCCATACAGGTTTTTGGAGCAATAAAAAAGCAGCCCGCGGGCTGCTCTATAGTTCCTTTTTTGGACTAAAACGAATCTACTGGATACGCCAGCCATCGGTAAACCGCTTAAACCTGACCGTACTCTTTAAAATTGTGTCTTCAGGCGGTATAGGAAGCTCCATATGTTCGGAAGACCCAGGGGCCGAGATTCCCAGCCTCTCCAGGTTGGAACGCTGTTCTGGAGTAAGGGCCTTGTAAGCTGCGCCGTCCTGACGCAAAGCTTCTCCAAGTTTTGTTACTTTCCAGCGCCAGAGATATTCGGCCTCGGGATTATTTTCGTCGGCTGTAATACCATCAATTTGTACAAGCTCGCGGGTAGCAACAGGAAACTCAGTCTGCTTAAAGTCACATCCTTTTTGGATTCTTCCTCCATATGGTTCACTGCTAGCGGCTGCCCTGCCTTGCTGGGTAAGAGTGACTTTCCGGAAATTTGGCCCGTCTGGCTCTACCGTTATATAGCCGGCTGCCAGGGCGGCTATTTCCTCAGCATCTGGTTTGAATCCTGTCGCGAACTCGGAGCCCTCAACGGTCTGGATTCCGCAGTCAGTTCCAATCCTTCCAACACGCGAATAAATATAAAATTGTTTATCCAGTGTTTTCTTGATCGTTTCCTCAGCAGTTGTGTTGTCCAGCATTTTGCTGCCCGAGCAAGCAGTCAAAAGGCACAGTAGTAACAACCATCCTTTGCGCATCAATAACTCCCCTCTGTTTAGTCTGTTCCATTCCCCAGAGACGAATAAATCCACGGTTGTCTACGTGGGGCCCCCAGCCATTCGCGTCGGGACTGCCGATAGTATTGGAAGATTTCGCTGCTTGTAAAGCACCAAATGAACTGTGCGTGACAAACGTATTTTATAAAGTGATGCTTTCAGCTGTCGCTCCCATTACCCTTACAAAGTTAAGTCTTATAAAACTGCGGAAGTTTTTTTGTTGAAGTTCCGCCGGCAAAAGAGACGGCCTGCGTCAGCTCGTTGAAGTGTCCGTCAGTAAAGCTTCGGGTCTTGCCGGTTGTTTTCCGCTTTCCGCCCATCAGATAAGCGGCCACGAGCACATGAGTCGGCGGATAATCCTTCCAGTACGCCATAAGATCGTTCAGTTCCCACAAAGTAAGCTGCTCGATCTCACGCATTGTCCATCCGGTAGCGGTGGCGACGTGGCCAAACACAAACGGCCAGTCAGCTATACCGGTACCGGAGTCGGTTCCCCCGCGGCCGCCTTCTTGAGACCGGACACTTCAAGCATGGCGTTGAAAAGAATATTGAAATCGTCGAAGGTAAGGCCGTTTTCAAGCTGCTCCGCCGTGAGGTCCTGATGCACTTTCCGCACGGCATTCTGGATCACCGGCAAATATCGGAGCAACGAAGTAAGCCCGGAGTTTTCCGCGGATTTCTCCTGGAACAGCGAATCCAGTTGCCGCAATTCACCGAGCGTGAGCGATGAGACCGTAAGTTGTCCGAGCGAAGTCGGAATAGTTTGCTGCTTAAGCATGATTTCCTCCTGATAGAAAATTGGTAATGCCGCTGTATGAAAAAAGCGGGCGCGGCAAGGAGCCCGGCCCGCATTGGAGAGAGCTACTCGTTGGAATACATATCGATGACCTGGCCGGCGGCGTTAGCAAACGCCTCAAAGTCAAACTCAGGAATAATGAAATCCTCTTGCTTGGTGGCGAAGCTCAGCTTGGACGCCACCACCGAATACAACAGCACGTTGAATTGATTGCCGTTGTAAACATTTTCCAGCAGCACCTGGATAGTCGGCGCAAAGCCCATAAGCTGGTTGGTGATGTTGAGCTGCGTTCCTGTGGCAGCCGAAGTGAACGTGTAGGAGATCAAGACGGCTGCGCCTGTATCCGCGGCGGCAAAAGTATAGACCCCCGTGGACGTATTGACGCTGTATTGTCCCAGCACCGGCGCGGATGCAACGCGGGTGAGTGGGATTCCAGTGAGCGTATAGCGTACACCCCAGTCCTGCTTGAACTGTGCTGCGTTGGAAACAGTAACTGTAAATGGGGTTGTTGGAACCGTCGCTACTTCGTCCAGCGACGTCTTAATCATCCCCGCGCCCATGGTCTGGCCAAAGAACAGGTCGTTGAGCGTTTTACCGTTGATGGCGGCAAACTTTGACTTGCCGGTGATCTTGCATTTTCCGCGGGCCACCGCCTCAGGAAACTGCTTCTGTCCGTAAAGCTGCTTAACGTCGCCCGAAATATCGAGCGATACGTCCTGCAGTGTTCCGAATTTCAAGGGAGTGGGGTTTGCAGCGGTGTTGCCGCCGACGGGAAAGCCCCACAAGGTACCTGCGCCAAATTCAAACATTTTTTCTTTCTCCTTTTGGGGAGCCGGCCCTGCACTCCCAGAAATGAAGCGGCCTGTGGCCACTGAGCCGAATGCGGCTTTCTAAAATGAGGTGTTTCTAAGCAGTGGTGAGAATTTCTACCGGCACGACTGCCAGCGCCATGGAGCCAAGTACGTTTTCGACAATCTCAATCTTTCCTTCAATGCGGCAGTGCGACACCTTGCCGCCAAGAGATTGCGCGATCCCTGGAGTCGCGTTGCGAATCGCCGCTTCCACGGCGTCCAGAAGAGAATTCAGTTCGGTGGACGGGACCGAATTCGGTTCGCTGTCACCCGCTGTGTATAGAACAAGATCCACCGCCAACTTTGCGTGGATGGGCAATCCATTTACGCTGGTGCCTGTCAGCTCGTCCTTCTGTACCTGGTACAGCGATGGACGGTCTGCAGGCGAAAGCTGCGAGGGATCCTGCCAGCGCCGGCTGACCGTTTTGAACGGACCAGCCGGCGTGAGGAGCGCGCCCTGCAACGTGGAAAACAACGCGGAATAAATTTGCTCGCGGGGAAAGATCATTGTGACACCTGCACTTGCTGGATCGCCTGCTCCAGCAGATCAGGCAATGCCTTTTGCAGATCATTGATTGCCGGACGAAGGTACGGCCGCGGCTTGATGTACGGTCGATGTCCGGTCCTTTTCTTGAACGGCCCTTTGCGTCCGGCAAAGCCGCCATATTCGTGTATGCGGGCGTACTTCAAATCCGAGCCGATACTGACGGTCAGGCTATCGCCATCGACTTTAGTCTCAATGGATTGCAGGACCGAATTCATGAGATTGCCACTGCGCGAAGTCAGCAAATCGCTGGAACTGCCCGCCGATCCGGCAAAGTATTTTGGGACCGCGCTATGCAACGATTGGTAGATGAGTGGCTGCAACGCTTTGTAAACCTCAGCGACCACGCGAGGCGCGAGTCCGGCAAGTCGCTGCTGAAGTTGCTGGACGGCCGAATCGTCAATCTTTACGCTAATCACAGCGCTAACCTCCGGTACTGGCTGAAGATGGCCATGGAACGCGGCGGAACGTCGCCCATATCGAACGAGACGTTTACCTGGCCGCTCATGCTGTTGGATTTTTCGCCGATGCGCACCCGCTGGCGATAGGTCAAGGCAAATGCCTCAATCGCTGCCTGCTTCAGATCAAGCGGCACACTCGGATAACCGGCGGAGTACGAAAGCTGAATATTTTGCAAACCCCGGCAAAAGCGAAAGCCACGCAGCAGAATGCGACGTCCGTCCCACAAATAGCCTGCGGTTGTAGAAGTTGTTGCCGGCTGAATCGGAACGCCATCGATGCTGACGCTGCTGACGGAAATAATGGGGAAATTGCGCGGAAGCAGCCGGTCCGAATCATTTCCGTCATAGTTTTCCGTCAACGGACCGAGCACCGATGACAAGATGTGCGGGCGATCGATGTACTGCAGCACTTGCAGGCTCGCATTGGTAATAAGGCTTTGCAGAGTGACATCATCGTTATTGCCCTGATTGGGCAGCCATGATTTCAGTTCTGCAACGGTGCAAAGGTCGTCAGGAGCAGCAGCCATCGGTTACCTCCAAAAATGAAGCAGCTTCGCAACACATATGCATGTTTGTGGGACTTGAAAAAGAAAAGGCAGTCTGGGCAGAGGGACCGCAGACTGCCTTCTTCTCCTTCAAAAACCTGCTGGTTGGCAGGTGAGGAGCATCGGCGGCGATTCGCGGCAATCAAGCCGCCGATGAATCGTTTATCCGTTGGCGACGTTGGCAATTACGCCAAGCGAGAACGGTGCGCGGCAGACAAGGACCTCGTCGGCATAGACGCCATAGACGTACTGGCGAGAGACCACGGGCCACTCGATCTGGTAATAATCGCGGCGGCAGCGGACAAAAGAAACGTTGTCCACGCCGGAAAGCGGATAAGGAATTTCCGAGCTGTTGAAGAAAATAGTGCCCGGAGCAAGGTTGGGATGGATGCGGATGTCTAGGAACTGCTGCGTGAACTTATTCCAGTACTTGGCAATACTGGCGCCGCCGAGCAGAGCCGGCTTGTCGTCTTCCGATCCCGTGCCGCCCGGCAAAGTGAATCGGAACAGCGGCACGCCGCCTGAAGCAACAATCTTTTTGTTGATGTTACGTGCTTCCTGCGAGTTCACCCAGATTTCCGTGGGGCTGAGACGCTTGTTGTCCCAGAACCACTGCAACGCGGTGTCAATTTCCAGGATGCCGTTGGCCTGATCGGCTGTGAGAGTGTTGCCATCGAGCGAGGCGAAGTAACCTGCGTTGGACTTCAAGGCCTGCGTAAGAAAGCCATCGAAAACCAGAGCGTTAGCGGATCCATCCGTGCTGGAGTTTGCAGCGTTGGCCAACTGAGTGCCCGCAACCGGAGCGCTGATGATGACTTTGTTCACGGTGGTGATGGTGTTCAAGGTCGCCGTTGCCGCGCTGGTGCCGATGTACCATGCGTATCCGGCCGCGCCCTTCACTGCAGGCACGGTAGCTACGACGGTCTGCTGACCAGCGGTGGTCACAGCAGCGGACGATGCTGCGCTGATGGCGCTGGCGCCCGCGCCGTATTGCGTGGATGTACCGTCAATATTGACGCGCGTTACTTGACCATAAGGCACGCCGCTGATGGATACCGTCGCGTTGGCAAGTGCTCGCGCCGTGAGAGCCGTCACGAAAACAAGGAGGCTCAGCCCGGAGCCGAGTGTTCCGCCATTGGCCAGAGCAACGGTAGGCGCCGGAGGTGTTCCCAATGGCATTGAGGCATTGCCGTTGAGGATGACATTCTCTTCACCGATCATGACAGCGCGCAACAATGACTGCACAAGAGTCGCTTTGTTATCGAACTCTTTGCCGCCCGACCAGACAGACTCCCAATCGATTGAAGCTTCCAGTCCAAGGCCGGCATAGGACGCGATGTAATCCTGCTCGGTGACGCTCATTTCCGCTGAGCGACGGCCCGGAGCAACACCGAGTTCGAAGCCCGATGTGTTGACGCCGGTGATCGCCTTCCAACGCGTGGCAAGATCGCCACGATCGCTCACCTGCCGAGGCAGGCGGTTACGCAGCGGCGTGATGACCGGATAAAGCTGAAGCGCCGGTCCGCGCAGATCAAACGCATTTAAGTTGCCAGCCACGCCGCTGATCGTGGCCTGGCTAATGGTGGTTTTGTTCAAGGAGGAGAGGTCCGCCTTGTTGAGCAGATCGAACGTCTGCTGACTGAGATCGCCAAACATTTTTCTAGTCCTTTTCTCCGCTGGAGAATTGCGGTTTAAGTTGAATGGAACTATGCGAGAGATCGCGTGTGAGGCGCTCTAGCGCAGATATACGGAGGCAGGCTGCGGCTGTTGCAGCGTACGCTTGAGCAGTTCATGGACGCTGGGTTCGGTGGCAGACTTGGCCAGAGCGGGACGCGCATCGTCTTCTTTAGTGACAGTTTGAGTGGGCACGCCGGTGCGCGCTACACGTCCGCGCTCTACCAGAGACCCAGATTCCTGCGGCGATACGAATTTTTCCACCAGTGAAAGGAGATTGCTCAGCGAACGCTGGATCTCCTGGTTATTGCTCTCCATTTCGCTGCGCAAGCCGGCCACTTCCTGCTCCATTTCAGCCAGCTTGGCGAGCGCAGATGCGGAGCCGGCCCGTGCCTTTTCCAATTGCGCTTTGTCATTTGCTTCCAGCATTGTGCTTTGATCTCCTGTCTTTACTCCGGAACCTGAATCGCCCGGGATCTTTTTCATGCCTGGGAACGCCGCTCGTGTGGCGGCGGCATCGTCGGTATCGAGAAGCGCGTCCACGTGCGTAGCAGCTTCTTCATGGGTTTGCACCATCTTGTCCATACAATCCTTGATCGCGTTGAGATGAGCACGCGTTTCTTTGGAATGGCGCGCGCCGATCTTGAGGGCTAGCTCTGTTCTGGCGTCTGCGCGGGTGAATTTGCGGACTTCGCAAGTACCGTCGGCTTTGACGGCGGTGAAGTGAGCACCGGGCACGCATGGGTTATCGACCACGCTGATCTCGACCGGATTGGCAGTGAAGCGGACATACTCGCCATCTTTCCAGGACTTTACATATGCGCCGCCGATGGAGAAGCCGGTATAAACGCCGAGAGTGCATTTTTGCCAGGCAACGCTATCAACAATCCGCGCGCCGACGCGGATCTGTTTCATGTCATCGTCAAAGGCGATAGCGACGAGCTTGCCGACAGCACTGGGCTCATGCATTTCACGAACGTTGCCCAGGCTCTTGCCTTCAGTGGCTTTGGAGATTTCGTCGCTCCAGCGCTTGAAATAAGGCTTGGAGGATTCGTAGTCGAAAATTTCGCCTTCTTTGTCGACGATCTCCGCGGTAGCGACACCCCAAACTTCGTGCTTTGATTCATCGATCTTGGCGATCTGGGCGAAGAGGTTCATGGATTTCATGTTGGCTCCAAAGGAAAAGGCAGCCGAAGCTGCCTGGGTTTGCTGCTCAGGACATTAAGAGTCAGGCCTGAATTATCGATTTAAACCGGTTGAGAGTCGGGCATTGGTTGAGATTCGGCGCCCGGTTGAGCTTCCTCTGTTGATCCAGAGTTTTGCTTTACGCCTTTGATTCCCAGCGGGAAAATGCCTCGCGTGGTGATCACGGCGTTGCTGACGCCAACGGGGTGCTTGCCCAGGCTTTCGCGGACTTCGTCGATGGAGAGGACGCCGGCGCGAACGTAAATGTCATCGATCTTTGCCTGTTCGAGCGGGTTCAAGGTGCGGTCCTGCTCCCAGACAAACTCGATATCGGTAAAGCCGAAGTGCCGAGTAACGATGAAGTTGATTGTGTCAGCCAGGTAGCCGAGGATCGGAACAAGACCTTCGGCGGCCGCTTGCTCCACGCTAGTCTCGGCGGTGGCGCGATTCATTACGCTGACAAACTGCTGCGGCGAGAGGCCGAAGGCATAGCAGACAATGCGGGTGATCCATTCGTCCAGCGCGTCTTTCAACATGGGATCACGCGTGAACTGGAGGTTGCCGCATTCGGGAACAAAAGTGATGCGACGCCGGCGAGCGGAGTTTCCGGCCAGCGCGCTATCAAACCATTCCTGGAATTCACTGATCTGGTCAGCCGACCATTCTTTGGGGACTTGGGCCAGGGCTTCCGGCACGTTGCCTTCAGTGTAGTAATTCAGAAGATGGATCTGGCGGCGCAAGCCGATGTTGATGGTGAGAATGATCTGCTCGACCGGCGAGAAGCCAAAGAACTTGTGCGCACGCACATTGCGCGGGCGATAGATGAGTTGGTCGGCAGTGAAATCCACTGCGGGCAGGCCCTTAAGAATCTGCTGGTACGCAATCGCCGGAGATGCGGGCGTGCGTCCCATGGCGTCAATCTTGCGAGCGATGGTGGAACCATCAATAACTTCCAACGCATACAGCGCCTTGCCGGGAGCCCACAACTCGCCCTCCTGTGAAACGATGGGAACGAGGACCGGCGCATCGAGCACAAGCAAGTCTTCCAACAGGAGGCGAACCCATTGTTGCCAACTGTGTTCACGGTCAGGGTAAGAAAAGAAATTTGTCAGCTGCGTGAGCCGCGGATCTTGCTGTTCGTCGTCATTGCCACTGATGGCACTGTTGTTGGTGTTGGCTGCGCGCTTCGGCGCTCCGGGTTGCGCTTTCAAACGAAAAGCCCATGGCATGCGGCTGACCTGATCTTTGCGCGTTTCGATGCAGAGACGAACAAGATCGAAAGAATCAGACAGCGAGCGCATCTGCTCAAAAGAGATTGGCTCCATGTTGCGCGGCTGAATGTTGATGTTGTAACCGACTGGATAATCGAGCGTCCGGGGTGGAGTACCCGCGGGCGCGCTGGGCGACATGGGCAGGTCAGGACCAAACCAGACGTCGAGCGTATTGCGCAGCTTGCGACCGACGCGCTCGACGAAGCCGGGTTCGAGGGCTGTAAGTTTTCCGCCATTGAGTGTTTCAGCCATAGTCAGGCAATCCCCACTTTCACGCCCATCACGGCGGAAGTTTCAATAATGAATTCAATCAGAGAGTTCTTGCGGTAAGCGGATTTCATGTGCTCATCCTGAATACGCAAGCCTTCATGCCAGCGGCACTGGCCTGCATCGTCGACAATGTACTCACCTATCCACTTCATATGTCGCTTTGCTCCTAACCGCTTTTGCGGTGTTGAAAGAAATTAATAGCCGACGATCACGCGATCGGTGCACGTGCCGGCGGTGGCGACGTCATTTTTCTCAAAGAATGAGACGGCGAGTTGGGGTAGGCGGACTGGTGCGCCCAGTGTTCCACTGGTTACTGTGGGAGCAAGTTCAGTGGCCAGAAATGCCTGCTGCGCGCCGGAGGCCATGTTGGTGGCGATGATGTAGCTGTTATAGAGGACGAAATTCGGGTTCGACTGCCCCTGATCGTCCGCAGTGTAAACACTCATGACCAGATCAAAGTTTTGCGTGCAAGAGGCGAAGACGGTCATCTTGGTGGCATCGCCGACGCGGATGATGCTGGTGTTGGGAGTTGCACCTCCAATGGAAGCAGGGAGAGCAACGCCGCTGTGCGCCAGATCCGTGGGAGAGTAGATGAGATGAGGCATCGGCCGAGGCAGCAAGGGCCTGCCGTTTTTATCCAGCTCAGGGAACTGGCTGGAGGTTTGCGAGAAGACGAACAGCGTGGTGATGCTAAGCAGCGCGAGGATGGCGAGGTACAAAGTTTTTTTGTTCACGATTATCTCCAGAATTCTTTTCAGGGGCTAAAGCCCAGATCATTTGGGGCCATTACGGCACGAGTAAACTCGTGCCCTGACACTTGTGTTGTGCGTGGACACAGTTTCGTTCGGACGTATTTCTTAAAGTGAGAGTCGATCCTGCTGACGCGATGCTGCCGTTACGGCACGAGTAAACTCGTGCCCTGACACTTGTGTTGTGCGTGGACAGAGTTTTGTTAGGAATGCTTTTTTTAAAGTAAGTCGATTCTGGCTCACGCGATGCAGCAGCGGAGCCGTTCCCTCACCCACCTGGTCTCACCAAGGCTCGACCTCGGAGTTCGGGATGGCATCTCGAGAAGAAGGAGACGGTTATTAAACTCGGAGCTATTCGGTGCGTTGAGGCAATGTTCGTGGTCTCATCGGTGGCGCAAGCTCTGAGGTCAGCATGGCAGTTCTCCCAAAGATGATGGTTCGAAAGAACTGGCACACAACTCCAACGACGGACGACCTTTTTTCTTTTTTATCTTTTTCCTGAGAAATGGATAGCGTTCGCGGTGGCAATCGAGGCACAGCGGTCGTGCGAAAGCTGAAGCTGATCGGCGATCATCAGAGTTAAGAGGCGCGTTACATTCTTCACAGCGCGGCGGACCTACGCGCCCGTTATGATCGTGTGCCATAGAAACACCTCGGCGCCCAGACGCAGACCGGTGGAGAGCAGGAGCGGTCTGGATCGAACGGTTATTTGGTATTTGGTATTTGGTATTTGGTGCGTGCAGTTTAGCCTTGAAGGCTTCAAAGTCAGGCGTTCAGGCTTGGATGGTTTGAACCAACAAAATCTATAGAAGCGTTAACTTCTTGATTTTAAGTTTGACTCTTGAGGGCGCTTTTTGACGGTTTTCGGGAACCTATCATTCTGCGATGGAGTAAGAACCTACAGAGGTCCTTTTGCTCTGCGATTGAGGTGGTCCGCGCATTCCTGCGGAAGCAGTGAAGGCGGCACATCAAAAGCCCAGAATGAGGTTCCCGCAGCAGACGCAAACGGTACGCCGGCCTTGGAAAGGGTGCAGGCCGTTTGATTAAGCCGGCGCCGCTCCCGGCTATGCAGAACCCACTTCCGCTCTGCATAGACATCTTATACGACAAAGAGCTTCTGAAAGTCAATAGCAAAAATCACTTTTTCTCAATTATTTCGGCAATATCTGCTTATTATCAGACGTGTAAAGCGTTGACAATTATTTAGACATTGCTTAGACTTAGACACACTTATGGCACGCGAAACTTACAAGCAGGCTTACGCGACAGCAAAGCTCGATCTGCTGGAACAACTGCAAAAACGAGACCAGCTGGACCAGAAAATCCGCAAACTCAAGCAGACGGTCAAGGCCCTGGGCGACATGTGCGGCGCCCCGCCGGAGGAGATCGACAAGCTGCTCCTGGTGGAAGGCTTTGCCATTGATGCCAAGCCGGGATTCACCGAATCCATCCGGCGGCTATTCCGCATACACCAGACTGCGCTAAGTCCCACCGATGTTCGCGAGGATCTGGTGAAGATGGGCATTGGCGTGGGCCAGGTAAATCTGTTGTCGTCTATTCATACTGTCCTGCGCCGCATGGCGGAAGCTGGCGAAATTGAAAGGACCGAGAGTGGGACTTTTCGGTTGCCGGGGTGACATATCTCATTCGGCAGTTACGATCTGCTTTCCCTGCTGTGACCGCTCGTCCCAACCTTCGAATTCACTGGCAAAAATTTCCCAACAAGAATCTATGAAACGTTTTATGC